CGCCCGGTGGCAGTGCTGTTTGCGCGGACAGACAGCGTTTACAAGACGCTGCCGGGCTGCGAGGTGTACGACATGGAGCGCGACGCGCGAACCTATGACGGCCCGCATCCGGTGGTGGCTCACCCGCCGTGCAGAAGCTGGGGCAGGCTGCGCGCGTTCGCAAAGCCGCGCGCCGATGAGCGAAACCTCGCGCGCCTGGCCGTAGCGCTGGTGCGAGAACTCGGAGGCGTGCTTGAGCACCCGGCGGGCTCGACGCTCTGGCCAGCGCAGACGCTGCCGAAGCCTGGTCAGCGCGACCAGTGGGGCGGTTGGACACTGGCCGCGCCTCAGAAGTGGTGGGGCCACCGAGCCGAGAAGGCGACATGGTTCTACATCGTCGGCGTTGAACCGAACGAGCTGCCGGCGCTGCCGCTTGTGCTGGGGCAGGCTGAGGGCCGCATTCGCCTCGACATGCGCCGCGCTGACGGAACGCACATCCGGCGCGGCGACCCAGACTATGTGCCGCGTCTGAGCGCTGCGGAGAACGAGCACACGCCGCCCGAACTGGCCGAGTGGCTTGTAGCCGTAGCGCGCAAGGCGCATAACACGTAGTTATGCCAACCGTGCAAAGTCGCCGCCGCAACCATCGCTCGAAATGGGCGCACTGCAACACGCCCGCGGCCCTGCGCCGTCGCCGTGCTGCTGCTGATGCGCGCCGCGAGGCCATGGCAGCGAACTTGCCGCCTGTTCCCATAGGCCCGGAGCCGCTGACGCTATGGCAGTCCATCAGGATCGACCTGTACGTCCCGACCTCGGGCCGATGCGACCAGCACGCGGCAGTGATCGACGGCAAGCCGGTCGGCCTGCTGTCCGCCACGCAGATCGGCGTGATGGTGCGGGAGGCGATCTACAAGCGGCCGAGTCTGGATGTATTGGCGGAGATGAGGCAAGAACAGTGATGTTAAAAGCGGACCAAGTAGCCGCGTCGTTGGGTGTAAGCCGTCGCATGGTCTATGACCTGCACAAAGACGGCAAGTTGCGCGGGTATCGCTTCGGCGCTGCTCTGCGCTTTGATCCTGCTGACGTTGAGGCGTACAAGAGGCTATGTCTATCCGATGGGACGCAAGGAACAAGCGGTGGCGGTTTGAGTTCAACCGCGTCATTGAAGGTCGCCGTCACCGGGTTAGCCGACTTCTTCCGAGGGGTTGGAGTCAAGCCCAAGCTGACGCCTTCGACCGCAAGGAAGGGGCGCGACTCTATGCCGTTGCGTGTGGTATCGAGCGAAGCGACCCACTCATAGACGAAGCGGTGATGCGCTACCTGCAAGACCGCTCCGACATGAAGTCGCACAAGGCGACGGCCGAACACTTAGCCGCGATTGCATGGGCCTACGCTGGAAAGCACATGAGCCAGCTTGCGGAAGTGGCCGCATCTGTCACAAAGGCAGAACTTGCGCGGGGCATGGCGCCCGCGACGGTGCGGAACCGGCTGGCCTGCCTCAAGGCCGCATGTCGGCATGCGTGGAGGCGTCACGGACTGACAGAGGCCGACCCAACCGGGCGCATGGAACTGCCGACCGTCAGGAACGAGAAACAGGCGTACTACAGCAGAGGGGAGATGTTGAGGGCGTGCAGGCAGTGTGTGAACTGGCAGACGCAGGTGGCCGCGCGTGTAGCGTTCTACAGCGGGATGAGACTAGGGGAGTTGATGGTGGCCGAGCCAAGCGGAGATGTGATCCTGCTAGCTGACTCAAAGAACGGTGAGGCGCGAGCAATCCCGGCGCACCCGAAGATTCGTCACCTCCTGCGCTTCCTGCCGCTGCCTGGCCCGAAGATCACGATTCAGCGGGCTTGGGCAAGGGCGTGCCGTGCAGCTGGTATTGAAGGGAAGACCTTCCACGATCTGCGCCACTCGGCAGCATCAGAGATGGTCAATGCTGGTGTGCCAGAGGCGACGATTGGCGCGGTGCTAGGCCACAGGGACCGCAGAAGCACCAAGCGCTACACGCATCTACGGCTTCCGACGCTTGCCGAGGCAGTCAAGACCATCGGGAAGAAGGCCGCATGAATGCTAAGATAGGCGGGCCGCATGGGTGGTGGAACACCCGTGCAGCCCTAACCACGCAACCTGTACGAGAGGATGTATGGCTGACATCAAGTTTATCCTGCGCGACGCTGGCGTTGTGTCGCGATTCTGGGCAAAAGTCTTGCCCGCTGGCGCAGATGAGTGCTGGCTTTGGAGCGACGCCCCCGACGAATACGGATACGGGCGCCTCGGAATCAAACTTGGAGACGTTCGCGCGAACGTCCGTTCTCACCGCATCGCCGCCGCCCTCTTCCTCAAGGAATACAGCGACTCGCTGGTTGTGCGTCATAGCTGCGACAACCCGCTGTGTTGCAACCCGCGCCACTTGGCGATGGGTACCCAAGCCGAGAACATCGCAGACCGTGAGGCACGTGGGCGCGGCAACCATGCCGCAAAGCTGCCAAACCTGCTTGCCATTGCCGAAGCTAGACGGCAAAAACGTGCGCACACACAAGGAAACGAAGCGGGCAACTTGGCGGAACGGGTGGGATTCGAACCCACGTAAGTGCATGACACTTAACGGGATTTCGAGTCCCGCGCCTTCAGCCACTCGGCCACCGTTCCATGCTGATGCGCCGGATTTCGAGTCCCATACGCCACCCTTGCGCGCCCCGACTTACCTAGTGCGCAGCACGCGCAGAATGCACTAGTTTGCGCCGGTTCTGGCAAATCCGTGCGCACACTCACCAACGATTCCGCAAAGGGGTAGAGATGGACGAAGAACTTGAGGCTGCGCTAATGCGCGCAGGTCAGCAGATTGACCAGTTACAGCGCGAAAACGCGGTACTGCGTGCCGAGCGAGACCATGCCCGCGCCAGCGTTGACAACGCAGTGAAGTTGCTGACCGGAATCCATTCGTGCATGTACCCAAGCGCTGTGAAGATGGAAGACGGGCGCCTGATGGTCTTTCGGCCCGATAACCCGCACGAGTACCTGCAAGCCCTTAGCGACCGCATTCGCGCTATTCCAGACGAGTTGGCAAAGGGGGAGTGATGGACCGCCTTGAAATTGATTCACACAGGCATGTTTTTTGGGTCGGCGATGGAGGGTCGGGGCTTGTTCCAGACAAGAAGGGCCAGTGGGTTCGCTTAAGCGACATTGCGCCGCTGCTGGAGGACGCCGCCCGCTACCGATGGTTGCGAGAGCACACTGTTGCAACCGGACTTTCGCGCTGGATGGGAAGCAGGCAGTTTCTTGACGACGCCATAGATGCGGAGAGGGGCGTGTAATGGACGAGCAACTCCCGCCGCTGCCGGAGTCTGAGTACCTGCTGGCGATTCCTGACCGCCCGTATGACCCAGGCTACGTGACTATTGAAGATGGCTACACCGCCGACCAGATGCGCGCCTATGCTGCCGCAGCCGTGGCAGCAGAGAGGGAGCGATGTGCGCTGCTGGCAGAGGCAAAGATTGATCCAGAGTGGCCCAACGACGACATGTCGCAACAGGCCGAAGGAATCGCAGCCGCAATCAGGAGCCAATGATGGACATTGAGAAGCTAGCGCGAGAGGCGGGGTTTACTCGTCTGCGTGACGGCCTGCGCGACGATGGCGAGCCTTCGGACTACTGGGACTGCTGGCCCGAGCAGCTAGAACGCTTCGCCGCTCTAGTAGTGGAAGAGTGTGCGAGGGTGTGTGAGGAAATGCGGGCGCATGAGTCGGCAGCAGCCGCGCACCATGCAGGCAGCTTCCATGCGGCGTTTGAACATCACACGAAGCGTCACGCTGTCTTCTGCGAGGCGCGAGACGCCATCCGGTCGCTTATCACCCAGAAGCGATGAATGGACGCAACGTCCTAGCGGCTATTTCTTGCGCTTCCACTTGAGGTAGTCCACGCCCTCTTCCGGGGTCCAGAACACCTGAATCAGCCCCGGGTCTGTGTCTGCCCTGCTTGGGTCGATCACGGTCAGCGCACAGGGGCTCAACTGCTGGTCACGGAAGCCTCTCTCCTTGGCGTAGCGGTCATACAGCTTGTATGAGCCAATCTGGAGGGCATGACACACCCGGCCGGTGTCTGGGTCTTTGACGACACCATAGCCTGACTTGTGACGGTGTCCCGCGACTGCCAAGTGATCCCGCGTCCCGAACTGAAGCGCCTTCATGACGCCGTGAGCCGGGTTGAACTGGCTGTGTCCTGAGTGGTCGTGGCGGGCGTTGACCACCACCTTCCGGCCGTTCGGGAACGTGATCGCTATGCGCGCCTCGCTGGGCCGGTGGATGTGCGTCTGACCGCGAGCAATCCAGTTCAGCGGATCACCGGCTCCAGACCATCCATCGTGATTCCCGCCGATGACGTAGAGCCACTGGCAGCGCTTCACGAACCACTCTGCGAGCATCCATGCCTGCTTAGCGGAGGTTGACTGCTCGGCGTAGAGCTTGGCTAGTCGGCCAGTCCAGTTGTTCGTGGTGTCGCCGATGTTCGCGGCAAACAGGCCCTCGGTCTTGCGGACTAGATCGGTGTGCCGCTCCAGCGCCTCGATGTCGGTGCCGTCATCGTCTACGTGAGGGTCACCGAAGTGGAGGATGCCGATGGGGCCATCTAGCTTCACCTTTGCGGTGATGAGCTTGGAGGCTTCCTCGTGTACCTGCTTGCGCTTGAACTGGCGCTTTCGGTACTCGATCAGGTCGTCGATGTCATCAACGTCTGGAACGTCGGAGACGATGACAGGATCGGGCTTGAGGCTATCGAAATCTCGCACCCACTCACGGAGTGTCGGGCGGGGAACGCCGATGATTCGCGCCGCCTCGACCATTGATAGGCGCGGGTTCTCTTCTAGAAGTCGGTAGTAGTGACTGACGTAGGGGGCGATTCTTTCCGGGTTGCGCGGCGGGGTCGGCATTACTTCCTCTTCCTCGGCGCTTTGGCCGGTTCAAGCACGGTCATGGAGCGGATCATTCCTCGCGGGATTTGGTCTCTCGTGGCTACCGATTCGGGGTGCCATGCTTGGGTGAGCAAGACTCCCTCTTCGGTGGCAGAAAGAAGAAACCCCACCTGTCTGACGAGGTGGGGTTCGTATTTGTGGTCCTTGTTCTCGGCCCAAACGCCTTGATCGATGCTCTTCGCGTCCTCCCAGACGACAGCAACGATGGGCGGGGGCTCAGGCGTTCCATTCATCTTTGACCCATCCCCAAGTCAAATCAACACACTTGATCGCCGCGAGGCAGACCATGACGGCTACACCCAGCACCGAGACGATGACGATGCCGGGGATAGTGACTAGCTTGCGGAGCTTCATTGCGTCACTCCGTAGGCTTCGTTGCACGTCGTTCCCGCTCTATGGCTGTCGTCAGCGAATTGAGCAAGGTCTTCAAGGCGTCGGAGCAACTCGGCTGACACCAGCTCGGTTTCGGAGGCTGGAGCGCTTCCTGCGGGAGCGGCGGGGCGGATGACAAGACCTGAACCCGCGACGGCGCCGCGCAGCCGCTCAGCAGCAGCAGCGAGATTGCGGCCACTCTCCCGTGCCGCATTGGACGCCGCACGGCTGCGCGCAGCGATTCGTGAAAGCTCATCGGAGTTCTCCTTGAACCGCTCTTGCGCGGCCTGCTGGTGGGCCTGCTCGCATTCCCTCCGTGCTTCGTTCCTGACTGAGTTCAGGAACAGATGCACGCCGAGCAGAACAGCCGCTGCGCCGCCGAGGGTGGCAGCGAGCCGCAGGGGGATCACTTGATGCCCTTGACCGCGTCGGCAGCGAGCTTGATGAGGGCGTCTTCTTCGGCTTCGCGCTTGGCGATTTCCACCGCGTCACCATCGTCGCCCATCTTCTTGACAGCATCAGCGGCCTTGATGATCGAGCGCAGAGCGCGGGCTTTGGCGTCCTTCTGGTACTTCACCCAGCCGGCATAGCCGAAGATGGAGACAAAACCGCCAGCAGCGGCAGCAATCAGGAGGTCCATGTGTGTCCTTTCACATCCACGGGCGCGTGCCCGACCTATCAATCCGCAGCACCTGTCCTCGCATGCGCGGCCCGAAGCTGATATGCACCCAGCGGCCAAACTCTTCGATAAGTTGGTCAAAGGCAATGCCGCTGTCTTTGAGCGCCGAGACGATGGTCACTGGAGAGCCAAAGCCTGGGCAAATGAAGTCAGCAGCGTCGCCGCGGGTGTGGTCGCTGTTCTTTGAGCCGCCAACAGCTACGTTTAGCTCCGGCGAGCGGTAGCCGCTGCTAACGATGACCGGGGCGCCAAGGCGAATGCGGACGGCCTCTAGGCCGAGTGCGGTGTGCTTTAGCCGCTCGATCACTTCAGGCGACGGGTCGTTGTCAATGCCGCGCCGTGCGGCGGTCTCGCTTGCCGTCAACTCGGCCAATGTGAAGTGAGGGGAGAGGTTCATTGCGCTTCATCCTTGTTCACGAGTAGCGCGTTCTTCTGCGCCGAGCCGCTGGAGCTGCCGAAGTAGTAGTTCACGACAGCCATGAATGCGGCAGCGAGGTTGCCGATGAGGATCAGCAGGGCATCGCGCATGAAGCCGCTGACCTCACGCTCAACCACAAGCCAGATGCAGCCGAAGAACCCGAGCAGGACGATGAAGGCGATGAGCCCCTGAACCTTGCCCAAATGCCTCATCGCATGAACCCCTTTGCAAGAGCGCCGACGATCCCGCCAATCCCGCTGGCTATCGCCATGCCAATCCAGAAGCCGCCTTTGCTCTTGTTCGCAAGCTCAAGCAGTTCCTTCACGTCATCACGAAGACCTGAGACTTCGCCTTGAAGGGCCTTCACTTCGGCTTCGAGGCGGCCGAACTCGCGGGGGTCAATTTCACTCACAGCCTGCCTCTTTCACCATCAATGCGGCCAAATCGACATCACGGGCCAGAAAGAGTGTGAGAATGAATTTCTTCATAGCGCAGCCGTAGAAATGCCAACAACAGTCACAGCCTCTGTGCCTGCGCCCACGTTCGTGGCGATGATCTTGTAGAGGCGACACTGATTCGTCGCGACGGTCGTCGTTCCGCTCAGGGTCACACCCGAGCCGGCGACCAGCGTCATCGTCGAACCAGAGGTGTTTCGGTAGTACCAGTCATAGCCCGAGCCAGCCTCACAGCCTGGAATGGCCGCGACGATTGCCGCGGCGGTGGGCGTTGTGTCGTTGAACGGGCCGGCCGGACCTGTGCGCGTGAAGACCGCGCTCATGAAGTTCCCGATGGAAATCGTCGAGCTGCCGGCGGTGTTGTCGGAGCCCTGAGGGTTCTTGTAGTAGAGGCGGCCGGAAAGGTTCGTGTCTCCGTGCCCGCTGCCGATCTTGGCCGAGTTTGCCAGCTTCGTCGTCGCGTTGGCACCCAAAGCCATCGCGTTGTTCTTCGGAGCGCCGTCAGCGCCGACCGAGGCATTGAAGCCGATGGCCGTGCCGTTCTCACCGTAGACCACCGCCTGGGAGCCGACCATGGTCCCGAAGCTGTAGGTGTAGGTGATGTTGACGTTTGCGTTCAGGTAGCCGGCCAACGCTCCCACGTAGGTGTTCTGGCTGCCTCGGCCGTTCATGCCAGCCTGAGAGCCCCACACCGTGTTGCCGGAGGTCGTCAGGATGTTGTAGCCCGCTTGCCAGCCGCCCAGCGTGTTGTCGGAGCCGGCCGTGCTCTGCATGCCAGAGTGATAGCCCACCCCGGTGTTCCGAACCCCGACCGTGTTAGCGCTCAAGGACTTGTAGCCGAGCGCGGTCAGCTGATCCCCGAGGGTGTTGTACTTGCCGGCCGCGTAGCCGTAGAACGTGTTCCGACTGGTCGTCGTGTAGCGGCCGGCGAAGGCGCCCACGGCCGTGTTCTCGATGCCGTCGATGTTGCCTTGCAGCGAACGCGGACCCATTGCCAGGTTCCACGTCGCCGAGGCGCTTGGCAATGCCATCGTCTGACGATCGCCGATGGCGATCACGCCCGCGTTGAACCGGCCCCACTTCAGACCGTAGGGGATTCTCATCCCAGCGTCGTCGGTCGGGACGACCAGCGTCGAGAGGGGCAGTTCGTCCGAGACCTCGATGACCGACACCGAGTCAATTGAACCGGCCCACACGGTGTCGGTCACTACGCCGAACGTTCCAGCGCCACCCGTACCACTCAAGTGCGGGAAGGAGAAGGTGTTGGTTCCGACATCGCAGACGTAGTAGCCGGTGTCATCCAGCATCGTCACACCGCCGAATTGGAGATCGACGCCGCCGCGAGTGGTGGTTGTGAGCGTGATGCTTAGCAAGTAGTGGCGATACGCCGAAAGCGTGACCGACTGCGTAGCGCTTCCCACCGCCCCCGCTGTGTGCGCGATGGCGTTAGCGCTGTAGGTGAAGTTCGAGAGCGTCCAGCCGGTGGCCGAGCCAGTGAAGGTGCCGTTCGTGAGCTTCTCGGTCGAGCCGACCGTGGCAACGTCCACGCGATTGCGAGCGCCAAACGCGGGGCCGAGACTGCCGTACTGATAGGCGGATTTGCTTGGGATCGTGAACAGGCCAGCGGCAGTCGTCGCGTTTGCAAGTGCGGCGGTGTCGTCGGTGGTCCCGTCGCATGCCGCCCCCAAATCGCCCTTGACGTTTAGCGGCTCCGCTTCAGTGCGGGCGTGCTGCGTCGTGGCAACTGAGCCGGTGGCGGTGCGCTTGACGCCAATCAGCGCATCGCCCTTTGATACATCGGTGGTGTTGGCAAAGTCTGCAAAGGAGGCGTCTCCCGCACCATAGATGTCGTCCCACTCGTCAATCAGTACATCGGATTCTGTGAGCAACCGGAGCCGATACTCGGTGCCGGATGTCAACCACAGCTCAGGCTGAACCTTGCCGGCAGAGTCAAGAATGATCGGGTTGGTGTGTGGGATCGTGCCCGCTTGGTCTTGATAGGAAGTGACGGGCGTTGTCGTGCCCGAGGCATACGTCCAGAGCTTGCAGAGAGCGGCAACGGTGCCGTCGTTCTTGAGGAACTGCGGCCCGAGTGGGCTGAGAAGTGCCACGGATACCCCTAGAAAGAAGAAAGCCGCCTCGATGGGCGGCCTACAATGAGTAGATGCAAACGACTTGGCTTTGGGCGCTTCTGCTGAAGCCCTTCGCCGCGCTGATCTTGTTTGGCTTTATCTGCCTGCCTGCGCGGCTAGCAGTTCAGCGTTGGATGCCTGACAGTTGGCTCAAGCGCCTACTGCTGCGCCAGATAGTTCGCAATCCCGGTTCCCGAAAGAACACCAACGGGAAGTGACACCGGCTCTTGCGCCAGCAGGCGGGCCAGTACGTTGGGTTGAGTCACAGACCCGGCGTTAGCCAAAGCGTTGCGCTGCATCGGACCCGACAAAAGAGCAGCGCGGGCAACCGGGCGCGCAACGAGGCCGGCGGCAGCCAATGGGTTACCACCGCTCCCAACAAGCCCAAGACCAGCAGCGCCGAAGTCCAGCGGGGACAGGGCTTTGGGAGATTCTTTAAGGGCTTGTGTAGCCTTCGGGAACGAAAGCCCAGCTTGGGCGGCGGTCTTGATGTCACCAGACAGCGGCTTTCCCTTTGCCAACTCACGCGCCAACACTTGCGCAGATACATCGCCGGTCTCGGCGTTCAGCGCCTTCTGCACCGTGTAGGTCTTGGCGATCAGTTGGCGAGCATCTCGGAATCCACTGAGAAGGTCAGCCGGAGCGCCGATCTTGGTCAGGTGCTCATCGATTGCCCCCTCTAGTGCCGTTGCAGCATCCTTGAGCGCGCGACCGGCATCCTTGTTGCCTTGGGCGTAGGCTGAATCCGCAGCGCCACGAAGTTCCTTGATCTTTGCAACCGCGCTAGCTGCATCAAACTGCGGGCTTCGCAGAGCGTCAATATCAGCAATGATCGGATTCGGCTTAGCGTTCGGGAAGCCTTGGGCCGCTTTCTTGAAGGGCGCAACGATCTTGTCCAGCGCGTCGGCATAGGTTTGGCTCGGCTGAATCGTTCCGGTGTTGGAGACGGCCTCATATGCCTGCCCCGCCTTGCCGCGAATGGCGTTTAGCGTGTCAACCGTCAGCGGAGCATCAGGAGCCACACCGAGCGCCTGTTTGGCAAGCCGGTTGGTAACGGCCTGGTTCTGCTGGCTGGCCTGCTGCGCGGTCTTGATCTTCCCCGACAAGCCCGAGACAGCCTCAACCAGTTTGCTGTTGCTAAGGTCAGCCGGTGGGATGACGTAGCCCGCATCCATGGCCTCTTTGGCTGCGGCAACCTTCTGCGCGTTCTGGCCTTGAGCCGCCGTGTTTTGAGCGAGCTTGTTGGAGACATAAGCACCGGCCTTGTCGCCAAGAAACTTGCCCGCCGCACCACCAGCGCCACCAAGGCCGATGTTCGCTAGCGTCTCGGTTGACGACGCGGACGGCTGAAGAGCGCCAGTAACGGCGCCGATGGTCGATGCGCCAGCGTAGGTGTTGGCTCCCGGAATCATCGCTGTAGGCGCAAGCATCGCCACATTGCCAGCCACGTTGCCGAGCTGCGCTGCGCCGGTCTTCATCAGCGGCGCGTCAAATTTGCGCGACTCGGCTACATCATCACGAGACACTAGGCCAAGCCACTGACCAGCCCCGCGCCCGAGGTCTACAACAGCCTTTCCTGCTCCAGCAGCGAACTTGTCAAAGGTGCTCATGCCTGAAGTCGGGTCAAGCATCTGCTTGAAGCGGGCTTGAGACTCGGGGGACTCTCCGCGCTGCTGATACGCGGCCCACGGACCAGACTGGTAGCTTTCCCACGGACCCGCCATTACAGCTTCTCCCAGCTTTTCGGATCGGCGGGATTGCCGCCCTTGAACCTATATCCGTCCTGAACTGCTCCGACAGCGGGGCCGCCTTGCGGCTTTGCTTGCGGACCCGCGTTAAGAACACGCTCAATGTCGCCCGCGGCTCTTCCCGCACGAATCCTCGCAGTTTCAATGACCTGAGCCAGTCGCTCGCGCTTGTCTTGAACCGTCTTTTCGTCGTCGCTAATCTGCGGAAAGTACGATTTGGAAAGCCCCTTCAGTTGCTCCTTGGTGTAGGCGGCACCAGTGGCAAGAGTAAGCGCGGCATCAAGCGCATCAATTTGCGCGGTCTCAACGCGCTGACGATCAGCCGAGGTCAGCGTATTTGCCAATGGCTCGCCAACAAGAGGGATATTGCGAGTGATTTCGGCGGCCAACTCAGGCTTTGCGGCGCTGCTGTTGGTGCTGGTGACATCTCCAACGCGCTTGAGAGCGGCCTCCATTCGCACAGCCAAACCGGCGGAGCGACGCTCGTCCTCAGTCGGAGCGCCACCAGTCTTGGTAGCAGGATCGGCCGGACCACCCTTGATCGGGACAAGACTCGGCTGCCCGTTTTCAATCGGCCCCCAGACATAGCCAGCAGGAGGCTTGCCCGCGCCCGCATTGTTGGCTTCACGCGCCCGCGCATCGGTCATGTTCTGCCCGCGAATCGTCACAGCACGGTTAGCCGCGTCGTTCGTTTGCCGATACTTGAACTCGTCTTGCTTCAGACCGAAGTCTTTCGCTTTCCACTGCTGATCCATCTGCTGAACGATGGACATGCCCGCAGCCTGTTGGGCTGCCTTCCACTGCGCGAAGCCCTCGGGGCCAGCGGCAGCGGCCTTGCGCATCTCGTCCAGCGCAGCGGCCCCGCTTTGCATGTCCAGAAGACCAGACTTCAAACCACCGGAAATCCAAGCCTCGGCCTGTTGCGGGTTCTGCACGCCGCCGAGAAGCTGAAGGTTCTGCGTGATCTTGTCTTGCTTCAGTTTGAACTCGGCCGCTTGGGCGTCGACCTTGTACTTCCCCGCTTGTGCCTGGTCTTTCTCAAGTCCGGCGCGCTTGATGTCAGGCTCAAGCATCTGCGTCTCAATCTTCGCCGCCTCCATCGGGAAGCTCTTGCGAAGAGCGCCCAAACCCTCCTGGGTGCGAACATCGTTGGTAGCGAGGAAGTCGCGCAAGCGGTTTTGCCGATCCATCTCGGCTTGACGCTGGGTCATCTCCAGTTGGCCGAGCTGGTTCTGACGCTGAAGCCCCTGAAGCTGCATTGCTTGCGCAAGCATGTTCAGTTGCGACGGCTGCTCAGGGGGCCGGAAGCCGAGGGCAATAGACGGGTCGATGGGCATATCAGAAGCGCTTGCGCATTTGGATTGCGAGGGTCGCGGGGGTCACGTTCTTGACGGGCGGAATCAACCCGGCGGCAATGGATCGGTCTTGATCCATCTTGTAGATCAGCTCAGGAAGAGCAAGGGCGTTCACTGGCTTCCCGTAGCCTGTCACACCACCAAGCATCAGCGCCGCTTGGAGCTTGTTGGGAATCACATCGGTCGCAAACTCTCGACCAAAGTAGACAGAAGGGCGATCTACGCTGTTCTGATAGACGCCGCCCATCCATCCGCTCGGATGCTTGTAGCCTATGCCGGTGTTCGTCTCGTTGAACTTCTGATCTGTCCCGAAGTGCTTTGACAGAAAGCCGGATAGCAGTTCTCCCCGGTCAGTGTTGGCTGCTGCGGCGATGGCCTCGGCGAGCTTGTTCTGATCCATCTCATCCCCCGAGCCCAAGTTGCTTCAAAAGTTGGTTCTCTTGGAAGTTCTTGAGGAAGTTGGAGATGCCGCCAGAGATGGCATTAGCCCCGCCGATGTAGCCAGAAGCGGCGGCGTTACCAGCCCCAAGCATGTTGCTGCCAGCGGTGTTGCTGTAGTTCATGCCGGCGTTGGCAATCGTTCCCGCGCCGGTTTGCCCAAGGCCCGCCAAGTTGCCGTAGCGGTTCAGCGACTCGTTGAACTTGGTTTGCCCGTAGTCTTGGCCGAACTTCGTCAGCGCCTTGGCTTGTGCTCCAGACAACCGCATGCCGCGAGCGGCCCCGGAGTTGTCATAGGCATTCATGCCCTGCTGAAGCCCAAACTGATAGCCCGGATCGCTCGTGATCGTGCCGGGGTTCTGGAGCAGCTTTTGATAGCCCTCCAGCCCGGTGTTGCGAGCGTTGAGCGCCGGCATGTTGTCAGTACGGGTGGTGTCGTACATGTATTTCGCAAGCGCATTGGCCTCACGCGATGCGTTGATCTGCGCATCTGCGGCCTTGTTTGCCGCGTTGTAGCCAAGGTACGAATTCAGCAGGTTGCCGCCAAGGTTGAGCAGACCACCAGAGCCGCCGGCAAAACTCTTGGCGCCCTCCAAGATGCTTCCGATAGTTCCCATAGTGCTTGCTGTGCTGCCGGCGCCAACTGCGCCAGCCGCACCGCCCGCGCCCGTCAGAGCGTTGCCGATGGTTGAGCCTTCAGACGCTCCGGTTGTGAGATAGGCAGTGATCGGATCGCTGGCAGCAGTCGCGGCGCCTCCGGTAAACGGAGAGGCACCAGAGGCATCCGCGAGGGTTGCCACCGTATCTCCATAGCCTGCGCCTTGGGCGTAGGCAGGAATACCCGTGCCAGCGATGCCGCCGGCCCCGGAAAGCATTGAGCCGGCAGTAGTGATGTTGTTGCCGGCGCCTAGAGCTGCATCGGCGGCCAAGTCCATGCCTGAAAGCCCACCAATCCCACCGGCACCACCGGCAATCGTGCTGCCAAGGTAACCCGCGGCACCTGCGCCAGCGGCAGCAAGGGCCAGGCCATCACGCCAGAACTCGGCGTCACTCACTCGGCGAGCGTCTTGCCAGTCTCCATTCCAAGACACCGAGCCATCAGGATTCACCGTCAGGCCCCGAGTCTGATACGCCATCGGATCGCCGCTCGGGTTCTCGCGGCGGATGGTGAAGCCAGAAGGGTTGTTGGGATCGCCCGTAGGGCTAATGGAGCCAAACCCACCAAGCCCGTATTGATCCAGGCCGGAGAACGCGTTAGACCAAGTGTCAACACCCATGGGAGTTTCCTCGGGCGTCCACTTGGAGCGGTCAAACTTCACCCCGGGAATGGCGCTCCCGGGTTGCGTGGGCTTGAGAAGGGTCGTGAACATGCTCAGTCCGGGAAGAAGGTCACCGTGGGGGCAACCGTGTAGGTGATCTGAATAGCGTCGCCGTTCCTCACGATGAACTGACCCTGAGTGGCGCCGAGGTTGTACGTGGTCACAACGCTTGGGCCGCGCAGGAGTTCAATGAGGGAGACCGTGCCGCCCTCGACGACAACAAAGCCGTCTTGGGTGGCGCCCCAAAGGAACGGGCTTGAGCCAACTGCAACGCTTGACTCGGCCGGAGGCTTTGAGAAAAGCCCGCTGAAGAAGCGCCACCACGGCACCGTGAACCGGCCTTGCGGGTCAATGACGGGTGTGTTCGCTTGTGGGAGGTTCTTGGCCCCGTTCACGCCAGCATCCCCTTGGCCTGAACGTCTGCGTTGATGATGTCAAAGAAAACATCATCCGTGCAGCGCAGTCTCCACACGCGATCCCGAGCCATGCCCAATCGCGTCCACTGCAACATCACGCGCCGCTCGCCAGTGGCTCCAAGGCTGCGCTGTAGAAGCGAATCGCTCCACGTATAGCCGCCATCGTCGGAATAGCTCAGTTGTGCGTACTTGTCGCCGGTCACGATGCCGCCAACCGAGCAGTCAAGGCGAAAGCGCTCGTAGGCAATCCGGTTGAGTTGGGGTGTTGCGTAGTGTGGAGAGGTGCGTTCTCGGCAAAGCGTGTCCCCGGCGATGGTGTAAACGTCATCGCTTGCGGTGTAGAAGACGCTTCGGTTTGAAAGGGTCGGATGGCTCGTTAGCGAGCCGCCAAAGATGTGCTGATTGAGCGGCGAATACACATGGTGCGTGATCCGATGCTGCGAAAACTCACCATTGAAGAAGTCGGCGCGCTCGTGCCAAAGCCCGGTCCTGATGTCATAGACCAATGTGGTATCTAAGCCAGGTGCGTTGAGGCAGTAGAAGGGGTGCCCCTTCCACTGGTAGCAGTAAGCCGTTGCATCGTAGATAGCCGTTGAAGAAGCCAGGCGCTCTTCAATCGCGTGGTTGCTGATGCGGGTTGGCGCGTACCCAGATGCGCTGTACACAACAGCGCCGCCGTTTCGATCAGCCCCGATCCAGAGCAAAGAGTTGTCTACGATGCTGACGCTTCCCGCAGCCATCAGACCGAGGTCGATGGAAACGCCGGAGTTGCGCTCAAAGGCAGAGTCAGGGTTAGCAGAGGCCCGCCAAACCTCGATTGAGCGCTGACCAAACAGCCACAACTCTTCGCGGTACACAACACCGCGCACTAGGCCATCGGGCGAGCTTTCAGCCGTAGCGAAGTCAAGCGCATCGATGGTGTAGGGGTCGTCCTGCGCAGACCACTGGAATTGATCGCCATTGGCCGATCCGAAAATGTACCTACCCGCCAAGTAGGCGCACCAAGTAGGGCTAGGCTCAAGGTTTGCAGAGGTAATCTGCGCGAAGACGGTAGTGCTGAAGTTGTAGGCGTAAGCCGCGCTCCCGGTCGTTAGGACAAGGTGTGTTCGGCCGGAGGTCATTACGTTGAAGTCACCCGCCGTCAGTACACCAAGGGGCGTGCCGACAACACCGGCGTTAATCAGTCGCAGCGAGCCGTTGAAGAGCGCATAGACGGCCGAAGAGCCTTCAGCGACATAGAGGCCCTTCAAGACCTGAGCGTTGCTTGCCGTGGAACTGGCGTAGTCTTCGTAGCCGTGCAGAGACCGAAGGAAATAGCCAGCCTTCCCGCTCCCAGACTCAACAGGAACGGGGTACATGTTCACCGTTCGCTGTACATCGGCCTTCCGGTTCTCTAGTTGGTACGTGGCGCCAACGAACGGGACCGGCATGCTGCTCATAGGAAATCGGTCACGATTGAGTAGACGCGGCGGCGCGGAACCTCAACCGGCGATTGAAGCTGGTGAGACACGAAGTTGGCCCGTTTGAGGCGCTTTGAGGCCGCCCGCGCTCGTTTCTCCAAGCGCATCATTACGTCCGATGGGACTGAGTAATCCTCGCAAAGATCGAACGCAAGTAGGTCTTCAAGCCACTTCTGATAGCCGTTCGGAAGCGTCAGAGAAGTCGTGAGCGTCAGCGAGTTGTAGCCCCCCACAACATCCTGCGGCGCGAACAGATGAAGCTCATACGTGCCACTCGCTGCGGGCCACAGGTAGATAGTCCCAACATCGGTGTTGGAACGCATGTAGTAGATGAACGGCTGAAGCGAGGCAACCGCCTTGTTGGCTTGCGCGGTGTATTCCTCGAACGAATTGGCCCATCCAACAGGGCGATCCACGCCGTTCTGACGGTAGAAGCTGGATTGAGCAATCTCGGTGGGCTGACGGGTCGCGCTGATCTGCCCGCCTGGGCCAATGGTGATTGTTTGCTGACCACCTGTCGGCGTGTAGACGAACTCCTGAAGCCCAATGACTGCCTGAGGGTCAAGCTGATAGGCGTCCAACAGCGTCTTGAGGGCTCGGATGCCGAGGTCTGAGTCTTCCGCAGCGGGCGCGGCCATGCCGGGGCTGTAGACGTTCAGAATCTCCAGCGCACGGTTAACGATCACTGACGCTTGCGGCATTCTTCACTCGCTTGGTCGGTTTCTGTTCGGCTTTTTCCTCAATGTCCATTGGGTGCCAGTAGCCCCTTTCCCGCAGCTCCTTTTCTTGCTCTGCGTTGCGGGCAATCTCACGGGTTCCTTCGGGGTCGCCGTTCTGATAGAGGCTCTTGGGGTAGTAGGGCATTGAGAAAAAATGGGGCACTCAGGCCCCCAAGAGGAGGAGTGTTTAGGTCAGCACCGCCGTGGCAGACGACTCAGGACGCACCACCAAGACTTGATAGGTCTCGGAGGGGCCGTTGGCCGCAGCCGTGGCGATGAAGGTGACGGCAATGGTGTCTGCCGCGCTCACGCGGGCAGAACACACGCCCATCCCGGCGGTGGCCGAAGGCTTGCTGACGAACACGTAATCCCCAGTGCGAACACCAGGGAACGAGAACGTCTGCTCGCTGGAGCCAGCCGCCGCGATGTTGGCCGGGTCAAAGGTGACCGAGCCAACCGTGAGCGAGACCACATTGCCTTGGATGATTCCAATAGCCATGTGAACTCCTTAGTTGCTCAGGATGCGGCAGGCCATCTGCGGGCGGATCGTCTTGTAGCCGTACAGAACATCGATACGGCACGGGAACGTGTCGGTCGAGATTGCGTACTGGCGGACAACCCGCAGCGAGATGCCATCGAAGACTTCGCGGGCGGCAAAGTCCACGCCGTTCGGCATTTGCAGGTCAGCAGTGGCGAACGTGAAGGCGTTCTTGTGATACGCCAGCGACGGCTTGTAGACCGCAGACGCGCCGCCAACCTTGGAGATGGCGTTGCCGTTCGGCATACCACCCGACGTGACGTTCTGACGGCCACCCGAGGTGTAGATGGCCGGGGCAAACGACAGCGTGCCAGCACCACCAGCGTAATCGGCGGTGACAACGAACTGCTGAAGAACGCCGGTGTCGGCTTTCGTCTCCGGGTGAACGCGGTTGCAACCGGCCACCGTGAAGATGTCGCCAGCCTTGAAGGTCGTGGTGCCAGTAGCCACCGTGACCGTAGTGGAGCCGTTCGTGGTGACGGCGCCGTTCACGGTGTAACCCGTGGTGGCGGCAGCCGTGCCCGTCGCTTGCGAGGCAAGCAGCGTGTTCTCCATGAACGTGAAGCCGGCGGTGCGGCCCATCACGCCGTCGCGGTACTGCTTGGCGATTTCGGTGGAGTCTTGGAACAGACCCTTCAGGCCATCAACCAGGTCAAGGTTGTCCTGAGTGTTCAGGAGCACCGAGCGGTTGTTGTCCATCGGAACCAGCGAGTCGTTCAGCACCTTGCGGGCGGCCAGAACCTTGTTCAGCGAAATCGGCGAGCCGATGTTGCTGACGTTCTGATAAACGTCCTTCGCCATGTTCAGCGCGTCGGCCTCGATGTTGGCCGCCAGGACGGCCATGGCCGGCTCAAGGATGCGGTCAGCGAAGTCGTCCAGTTGCAGGGTCAGTTCCGCGCTGGAGAACGTCACGTCCACGCCCTTTTGCGAGGTCACCGGCAGCGCGACGCTCGTTTCAGCGGTGTCTTGCGTGCTGATGTTCGCGCCAGAACGAACGGTGTATTCGTTCGGCAGGCGGATGTTCAGGGTCGTGCCGATCTTGGCGCCGCTGTTGGCGAACGAGTCGTCATAAGCGCGGTTGATCGAGCCAACGAAGTTGAGCTTCTGGTGCAGGATTTGCAGTGCCTTGCGGGTCACTGCGGTGGGGGTAAGAATGGTATTCGGCATGATCTCTCTCGGAGAAGGTTCGCTTCACAGCGATGGGTGGAATCAGCGGCTCCGCAGGCGTTGACGCTCTTTGCGCATCCATGTCTCGATGTCGTCGCTGTCACTCGGAAGTGACGAGACGGCACCTTTTCCACGGTTGCCAACGGGCGTGATCGGCTCGGGGGCCTTGCTCGTGGGCTTGGGTTTGCTCTTCAGCTCTTGTTCGATCAGAGCCAATTCGCGGGCGGCTTTGACGGCTGACATCTCGGCGAGTTGCCGAGCCTTTGCCGGGTTCTTGCCGAGGTAGTAAGCGACTTCTGGGCCGATGTCCGACTCGGTGATGAACTCAGCCATTGCCTCATTGATCGGGAGGCTCGGATTGCTCACTACCGCGTCATAGTCGGGGTACTTTTCCTGAACGGCTTCCGCTCGCTCAAGAAAGGTCATCCGTCGCTTCTCGGCTTCTCGGCGTGCCTCGCGCTCCTGTGCAATCCGCTCTGCCTCTTGGGCAATGCGGTGCTCGATTTGCGCTTGGTTGAATGCCTCGTCAGTGCTGTAAGCCTCGCGCTTCGGTTCAGGCGTCTGAGCTTTAGCCAGTTGCTCCCGCAATTGGGCTTCTACTCGGCGATGAATCTTGCGTTCTTCTTTCAGCAGCCGCTTCTGGATCAGAGCATCCAACTCGGCTTGAGTGAATGTCTTTTCCTGTGCCTGCTCTTCCTGTCCTTCTTCGCTGGCGGTGGCAGTCACCTCAGCGGGATCGATCACGGGTTTAGCGTCATCCGTTGCGACGGGCGCTTCTTGCACCAGAGTTTGGTTTTCCATCAGTGGGAACGTGGCGTCTCACGACGCGTAACCCTGTGATCCGCACAGGTACGGCTTACAGCAATTCAGCGATGAGAACTGCCATTGCTTGCGCTCTGGCCTTTCTCTTCTGTTGCGCGGCCTGTTCAGCCTGCTGTTGCGCAATCTCGTTGGCGATGGATTGGACTACCCTCGCCGCATCTTTCAGCGCCTGCCGCTCTTGAGCCCGCTGCATCGCCAGAGCCAAGGCCGTTTGAGGCTCTGGTGTCGGCTTCTTCGGGCTTGGTTGAACTTCTGGCGCTACAACTTCGGCAGGCTCATCCGGTGAGCCACCTTGCCTGTCTTGAACGGTGGCGCCCCAACCGTTCTTGAGCGCGTCATAGCGCTTGTCTTTGCGATAGCCGCCGGGGCCATGAATCGGCTGGATGCCGGGCAGAACGGCAACGACCGCGCCAACCTGACCAACCGCTTCAACACCAGTCAGCGCCCGGACAACATCGCCCGGAACGGTCAGCGAGCCAACATCGCCGGTTGCAGAGACGCCCGTCAGCCCGTAGCTGATCGCATCGCCGATGTTTCCGACTTGGCCCGCAGCCTGGTTGCCGGTCAGCGCTTGGCTGACGTTGGCAGTGACCGAGCCAACCTGCCCCGCCCCGCTAACGCCTGTCAGGCTATAGCTCAGGCTCTCGACAATGTTGCCGACTGCGCCCGTTGCCTGAACGCCCGTCAGGGACAGAACAACATCGTTGCCCGCCGAGACGTTGCCAACTTGCCCCGTCGCCTGAACGCCTGTGAGCGTGTAGGAGACGTTAGCAACGACAGCGCCGACATTGCCCGTTGCCTGCACGCCAGATATGGCGTAGGAGACAGCGGGGACAACCGCGCCAACAGCACCAGTCGCCGAAACCCCGGTCAGGGCCAGCGTGATGTCGTTTGCGTAGCTAACCGTGCCAACTTGGCCGGTGGCTTGAACACCGCTCAGCGTGTAGCTGATGGAGTCGCCAATCGTCCCAACTTGACCCGTTGCGGCGGTTCCCGTCAGCGCGTAGCCGATGGAGTCCCCGACGCTCCCGACCTGACCAGTCGCTTGCGTGCCGGTCAGCGCGTAGTCAATCGACCGGCCGAGCGTTCCGACTTGACCAGTTGCGCTAGCGCCGGTCAGCGACAGGGTGACATCGCCGCCCCCGCCGGTGCTTGAGCCTCTGAGCCAAGCCTCAACCGAGCCAGCACCAATTGGCCCGCCGCCAAGGATCGGATAAGCCCGCGGCCCTGTCCCCGACAGGTTGAACGCTACCCGCAGCGTTGCCGCAGCAGAGGTGGCAGACAGCGCGCCAGCGTCAGTGACTACGCACCGATACTGCCTGCCCTGCGCCGCATAGCTCGCGGTCGGCGTGTACGGGTTGCTCGTCGCTCCGCTGATGTTGGCGAAGCTGCCGCTGCTGTTGTCCTGCCACTGGTACGTGAGCGGGGCAGTTCCGCCCGACGCCGTGACGCTGAACGATGCCGTGGCGCCGTTGTTGACGGTCTGGTCAACCGGGTTGGCGGTGATCGTCGGGCCAGTGGCGGCATCTTGGAAGATGACAACCGCTGCGCCGTACTGCGCATTGTTCGTCCAAGTCCACGACCCGGACTGACTAGCGCTGCTGGTGACGTTCTTGTAGCTGAACTGGTAGCCGGTGTGTACCGCCTCCGTCAGCTCGCCATCGATGTTCGTGTAGCCGCTTGATGCCGGGGAACTCAGTCCCGTCATCGATCCCGCGTCACTGGAGACGCAGGCCACAGCCAACACCAGCGAATTCGCCTGCGTGTTGGTCGCGCTGCCCGTCGATGCGCTGGTGGTCGCCGTGCCGGTCTGACTGTTCGTCGTGTCCAGCGAGCCGGAAGTCTTCAGGCCGCTGAACTCGCAGATGACCGCCGCAGCGAACGAGTTGTTGTTGAACGTCACAGTTCCCGAGTGGGAACCGCTGGAGGCATTCTCCTTATAGAAAACCGAAACCTGTTGCCGGAACGTGCCGGAGCCGGGTCCAGCAATCGAGATGGCGGTAGACCATCCCGATGGCGCCGTCAGGGCGGTGTTGGTGCCGCTCTGCGTGCAGGCCACCAGCATGATGACCGTATTGCCGGCCGTTACGCCGGTAATCGACGGCGCAATGCTGCTGGTGTTATCAGCGAATAGCTCGGCGGTCTGCTGGACTAGCGTAGCCATGCCGAGCTAGGGGCTCAGTAGCCTCGGAAGGCGTTCATCTCCGCGACCAGGCCGGCGAGCTTCGCGTCTTCGGCCACGCACGCCTTGAGGCCGGGGCAGGAGATGCGCGTCATCGGCACGCGCTGGCGCAGGGTCTGGAGGGACTTCAGCGGGTCAGCGGCGTTGACGATGGTCTGCACCCGGCCGCCGATCTTCGGGAACTCGCTGGTTAGCGCGCAGTACGGGACGATGCCGGTCGCCGTGTCGGTGTAGGTGTAGTACCAGACACAGGCGCCGGTTTTGCTGGCGTAGTGGTGCAGGCTACCCGGGCCGCTCATCGCGGGCAGGGAGGACTGTGCTTGGGTTGAAAGCGGCAGCGCGAGCGCAAACACCGCTGCAAGCGAGAACAGGGACAGCTTGCGGTGGGCGTGGCTCTTGGTCATGAATCGCTCTCTCTAGTGCTTGTGCCGTTGCTTCGTCTGCCGATTCGCGCCTCATCAATGCGATGGTGAGATGCGCGATCCAATCCATTAGCAGTCTTTCTCGATGGTCATGGAACCAAAGTGCCACGAGACCGCCGCCGCCTGCGCGTTGTTCGTGATGAACCACCACGGATGCAGAAGCGTCGTCGCCGCAGGGACGTTGGTGGTCAGCGTGCCGGTTGTCTCGAAGGCCGGCGAATTCGAGTTCGTCGTGTATCGACGCACGCGATAGCCCCAGTCCCCGGCGCTGGTGCCGTTGTGGGGGCGAACGAACAGCGCCAGCTCATACAGGCTGGTCGTGTCGACGGGGAAGTTGGCGCCGAGGTCAGTTGCCGCAGCAGTCGTGCCATCGCTGCGACAAAGCTGCATGTTCCCGGTGTTGGCATTGATGCCCAAGCCGATTCGGGCCGGCGCCGCCACCGTCAGCGGGTCCACGTTCGTGGCTGCTGTGCGAGTCGCCGCGATGCCGGCGAACCAGCGTGTGCCGGTGTTCAGCGCGTTGAGGGCGCAGCGGATGACGAACTTCCCGCCGCCCTCGCCGTTGACCGCGCCCCGGAACAGATAGGCATTGCCGTCACTTGGGCTGATGCCGGTGTTGAGGTTGCCGGCGGTCGTGTTGGTGGCGTACTGGATTCGCTCCAGCATGCTCTTTGCGGAGCCGCTGGCCGGCGTCACAGCCGTGCCGGCAGTGCTGACCGTCAGAATGGCCGCGCCCATTGCCACCATCGCCGTGCCGTTGCCCTGCCACTTCTTGCAGGAGTTCCACGCGAGGCCGTCTTGAACCGGGCTATCGACACCGCTGGGGCGAACGGTCTTCAGTGCCCGATGGCCGGGAATGATTTCGCGCGAGTAGAGAAGCAGTCCAGTCGTCGGGGCTGACGGCTCCGCCGAAACATCAGCAATCGGGATGGCTAGCTGATTGTCGTATTGAAGCGTGCGACCGGCCAGCAGCGACATCGCTACATACTTCGTGCCGGCCGCAAAACTCACAGCAGCCCCAGCATTGCTGGACTCCAGCACGGTCGTCCGGGTCAGCGTGTTGGCGCCTGAGTAGGTACCCAACCCGCTCTCAAAGTCGCCCGTTGCGTTGCCGTTGGAGTCGACAGCCCAAATCGCGTACCAACAGGTATCGCTCGGGCTGGTCATTACCGAGCCGAAGGCGCGGAAACCCGTCACCGCACCGGCCAGCGTCAGCGCGCCCGTGCCGGTGGTGGTGCTGGTCTCTAGGACGCGATCTTCGGTGATGTGGGCCATTACGCGATGCGGATCAGCGCGTTAGTGGCATCGTTGGTCGGCATGGTCAGCGTGAAGTTGCCGGCCGAGACCGTGGTGGCGCCGAAGGTGTGAACCGAGACAGCGCGGTTAGCCTGCGTGCTGTTGTAGACGAGCACCGCATCAAACGAGGTCGAGAGCGTCACGGTCGTCCACGCAAACGAAGCCGTAGGCGTGGTGAACGCCGTGGTGCCGCTCGTACCCGGAGCGTTCCACGACGAGATGGTTACGCCGCCAGCGGTGTAACCAGTGCCCGAGACTTCGCCGGTAGCGCTGTATGCCGTGGTGCTGGCGTTGTACGTCGCAGAGGCGAGATACAGCGCAGCCTTGAAGCTGTCAGCAGCGGTGGAGCCGCGAGTGACGGTGGTCCCGAATGCGTGAATCCCGTTCAGCAGTTCTTGCTTGAACGAAGTCGCCATTGCTTGCGTATTCGCCATGTCTTATCCCAACTGAGCGGCAACGCCTTGAGCGGCAATGCCCTTCTTGTCATAGACGTACACGTCATTGCGGACGAGTTCGTCACCATCGAAATACTGGACGTTCACCTTGGCGTAGTCCGGGGTGTCTTCCCACACAGGAACGAGGCGAAGGCTTGCGCAAGGGACATTGCCCTTGGTGGTGTAGATGAGGGGTTCGCTCATACGCTTTCAATCTTCTGTCCGACAAACTCACCGTCCGGGCCAACAATCCGAATTTCGGACTTGCGCGGTGCGGCGAGGATTTCCGCCTGCTGCGCCATTTGCTGACTCAGCGTCTGCATTTGCCCAGCAATGACGGTCAGCGCCTGAAGCTCGGCGCTCTCGTGGTCTGCGCCCTCTTCGCCCCTCTCTTCTCGCATGAGGACTTGAAGCAGCTGCTCAATTCCTTGCAGGCGGGCTTGGAGAACCTGCTGTGCCCCGGTGTCTTGAGGCGCCATGGCGACGGCTTGAGCCTCAATGCGGGCCTTTTCGACCTCGGCAGATGCCTTGGCAATCTCCGCATCGCGCTTCATTGCGGCTTCTTGCAGCTTGACTTGAGCATCAGACTGCTTGTCGTTCAGTTGCTGCATCAGTTGCGCGTTGTGCTGCGCTGCCTGCTGCAAACCGGCCTGAAGCTGCTGGAGCTGTTGGGCCATCTGATCCATGACCATCTTGACTTGCGGCGGCAACTCTTCGCCAGTTTCGTCCTTGTTGGCGACCTCTTGGACTTGAGGCAGAAGCGTGACCTTCAACCGCTCGGCCATGTCCTCGGCGCCAGGCCAATCCATGTTCTTGACCAAAAGGTCACCGATGACTTGCCACAGTTGCGGGTTGGCCTGAGTGAGCGCGGTCATAGCCTCGACAGCCTCAACGCGGCGGGTCGTGAAGCTCGGCCCCGTGGTGGCGTAAACGTCATACACGCCAATGAAAGGGTTGAAGATGCGCTGAATCGCGCCGTCTTCGGTCTTGACCTTCTGGAGGGGCGCCGGAGATTCCGGGTCAAGATAAGCAGCAGTGGACTCGTCATCCTCGCCGACGATCCGAGCCACGCGCCGCGTGTCGTAAATCTTCGGGAGCATGTCCAGAATGATCCGGCCCACATGGCGAACCGCACGGGCGAGGTTGTCCACGTAGTGAAAGGTTGCCGTGTCGCCCTCGCGCTGGCGGGCCATGATGGCGCGGCCGGACGTTTCGTTGCTCTTCTGGCCTAGCGATGCGTCGTATTGACCGGTTTCGGACTTGATGTCATCCGAAGCGCCCATTGCCACTTGCTGCAAGCCAGTCTCGACCGTCGCCGGCTGGATGCGGTTAGGCGCCGGGATCGGGTTGCCTTGCTCGTCAAAGGCGTTGTAAGGCAGGAACGAGTGGTTCGCGGTGTTCGCGGTCTGCCACTCTTTTTCGTAGCCCTCAACAGCCTCAATGGGCGCGATCCAAGGCGACTTCGGCGCCTGCATGACTCGCTCAACAATCGCGCTTTGGGCGATGTTGTACATACGCTGCGAATCTTTAGCACCGCGAACGATGCCGCTGACGATGCTTCGGCCATCAACAATCCACTCGTTGCCCACAACGCGAGCAATCGGGATGTAGCGGCAGGGAAACTCGCGCTCATCAAGCACTTCTTGGCCGTTGAGCTTGCGCCACATGACCTTGCGGCGCATGGCGGTTCGGCTCTTGACGGGCTGAAGGCCAGGCATCAGCCCAACCGGGTATTCACCCTCAAAGGCGCTGGGGCCGTCAGGGTAGAGGTTCAGTTTGGCCTTCTCGTGGACAACCTCGAAGTACTCACAGACGCGAATCTTCTTGTCGCCAGTGAACCAGTCAGCCGAATCCTTCTGTGCAAGCGACCAGTCCACCGGGTCAGCGTCGGGATACTCGCGCTTGAACTCGTCTTCAGTCAGCAGTTCCTCGACAAACGCGAACTCAGCATCAGCGCCGGCCGGGTCTTCAATGTCCGGGTCAAGGTGGATTCGGAACGGATGCTTGACTCGGCGGATGAAGATGTCTTGATCGAACGAGTCATCACGCACGTAGTCGGCCACGACGCGGATGAATCCTTCGCCATGCGTCACCTGATGCTCTGCGGCGGTGTCATAGGCCACATCGGCATCCGAATTGGCCTCGATGTGCCGCACCAGGCCCATGAGGATGTCTGCAACCTCGGGGTCTGCCTTGTCGTCAGCCGGCCGGAATCGGATGCTCGGGCGGTTCTGCCGCACATCGTTCGTCACTTGACGGATGTGTTGCGGCATTTTGTTAATGGTCAGACAAGGCCGCTGGGCCGTTTCACGGGCTTTCCGAGCGGACTCCTGCCACTGCCACGGATCATCGGGGCTTGCGGCTGCAAACCGGATGTCATCCCGAGCCTTCTCGCGGTTGGCGGTCTCAGCCTCCATGCACCGCTTGAACCGCTCTTTGGCAGTGGTGATTACGTCTTTGTCTGACATTGGTTGTAGGGTCGGGCGGCGCTTCACAGCGTGGCCCTGCCTCGACTTCAGCGGCGCTTCACAGCGTGGCTTGGTCTAGGGTGGTTAATCTTTGCGGTTACGCTGCTTCCCAGCTTTGTCCGGCACCGTCAGGCATGGTGTTGAGCTTGCGGGCGGGCTTGGCTTTCATTGCCCTGCGCGCGCCTTCGCAGGCATATCGCAGTGCGTCAATAACGTGGTTGTCCTTGTCTGCCAGTTTTGGCAGGACGGCGCCTGTCAGCGGGTCAACCTCGTAGCTGTACAGCGTCAGCTCGTCAATGGTGTGCCGGCATCGCGGGTGAACCACGATGTCAAAGCTCTGAAGGAACTCGACGCCTTCTTCTAGGCTTTTCGGACCCTTGATTGCGGCCAGCATCTTCGGGAAGCCGTGCCGCGCCATGTAGCTGATGGTCTCTGGCCTCGCCGAATCTGCGATGGTCGGCCAGCGCTCGGCCTCAGGGACGGTTCTGAACAACTCCGGCAGGAAGTCAATCTCGCAGCCGACGCGGTACGCCTCATGCGTCACGTATAACGTTCGCCCAACAATGGCGCACTGCACAAGAACGCTAGGGTCAACCGCAAAGCCCCAGTCCGCGCCCTGCCTCAGCGTCCACGCGGGATCAGTCTCGAACTCGTCAATGCGCCAGTTCTTGAAGACTCGCGCCTCTGAATTCCGCTGGTACTCGCCAAGCCACACATGCGCGAACTTGTCGGGGTCGCGCTTCTGGTCGTATTCCAGTTCTTCCCGCAGAACCTCAGGCAACCACGGGTTGTCCCGATAGTTGGCCTTGACGACGACGGCACCAGGCGGCGGCTTCTCTCCTCTCAGCAGCGCGTCAACTGGATCAGTCTCTAGGTTCGGGTTCCAACTGAACCAGAGTTCCGAGCCTTCCTTTCGGATTGTCGGCCGGAGAAGGTCTAGGGAGCGTTGGCTAAGGCTCTGGGCTTCCTCAACCCAAGCGATGTCGTAGCCTTCCAGCGACTTGATCGTGTCGGCTGTGTGGTTCTGCATCCCTTGGAAGATGATGCGACCACCGTAGGGCGTGCCGATGTAGTCCTGTTTGATGTCAAACATGGACTGGACGCCCAGCCCTTCAATTTTCGACTCAAGCAGCTTCTTGACCGACTGCGCCAGCGACTTCTGCACCTCTCGGACGCATACAGCGTCAGTCTTGGCGATGATGCAGCGCTCAATCAGCAGCTCAGCGAAGAAGTGCGACTTTCCGGAGCCTCGGCCGCCCCACGCTCCTTTGTATCGAGCAGGCTCCAGCAGCGGCTCAAATACAGCAGGCGTCTTGATCCGTAGTTCAGCCACGGACGATTTCGCGCACTACCTTGTGGACAACTGGTTGGTCACTGTCGCCAACGTGTTGAATTTGCGACAGTTTCGGCACTGACCGATCCAAAAGCGCTTCTGCGGCCTTGATCTGGCTTGGCGTCATTTCCAACTCGCCCAAAGCGTGGCCTTGAAGGCGCTGGATAAGTACGGACGCCTGGATCTTGGCGCGCACTTGCTCGGAGTGCATCCTGTTTAGTCTTGCTGCCATTGCTTGCCTTTCGGCCCCGGAATACGTCCGGTCGCTTTGTAGGGTCCACCAGCGCGGCGCAACGTCTCCCGCTGCTATCGCGATTAGCAGGCGCCGCACGGCACTCGCTGTACTGGCGAGAGGGGCGGTTGCTGGTGAATATGGTGTCAGGGCCGCGCGCTACTGCGGCTCGGTTTGGCCTCTGCGGCAGAGTTGTCGCGGGGCCTGCACCGTGCTACCCCGCGTCCGCGTCCGCCTGCGCGTCTGCTTTCCGCGCCGCCTGACATTGATTGGGACGCTGGGCCGGAATTGAACCGGCTTCTGCTGCTCGTTTTAGCCCTAGGCGCAGCCACTCTCCCGGTGAGCTACACAGCGTCATTGATGGGTGCGGGCCGCTCTGCCGTTCTGGGGGGAGGAGGCCAGAGGAGAGGCGTTGACAGGCGGCCCGCGAAACTGATGCGCCAAAAGCAAATCCGGCCGGGGCACCTCTGCCTCCGAGCCGGATTGCATTGCCTTATGTCTATAGACGCGCAATTGGGCGCGAGTCTAAAGCATCTTCTTTGCCGCCGCAATAGGTTTCTGGCGCTTCCTCGCCAGCTTCTCGGCATACGCCTTGACCGCCTGGTGATCGTCTGGATGCGCGTAGATGCCCCTTACCTCTGTCTCGCCTTCCTGTGCTTTGCGGTCGCGGTATTGGCGCTGGCGCTCTGCGTTAGTTTTGGCGATCATTTCCGCGTCGATCCAAGTGCGTGCCGCGCAATTCCTCGCGCCTCCAGAAGCCGCGACGCTAGTTCGCCCGATGAAGCCTCGTGGTCGTACATTTCCTCAATGCTCCACAACGCTTCGCGCAGGCGCTCAATTTCTGCGAGCAGCAGGCGGTTTGCTTGCTCGTTCCCGAGTGCGTGTTTGTTGATTGCCATGAGCGCAGCCACTAGATCGGGAGTTGCGCCGCCGCGTTTGAGCGCTTGGCGCAATTGCCTGGCTTGATCGTCTGGGAGGCGGCCCATTTCTTCCGACAACATCATTGGCATGTGGCCTCCTTAAACTTGCGCGCGTTCGGCTTGAGCGTAAGCGCCAGACGAGCGCATTAGCTTGGCAACTGCGCTGGCTTGGCGATACGTGAGGCCGCTTTGCAGAACGCGGCCAGTGTCCCCAGCTTGGTAGCCGCCACGCACAACCCAAGAACGCGCCGCCGTGTCGCCAGCAGCGTTCATCACGTTGCTAAGGGCGGTCTTGCGGTCGGCGTTGTTCATGTTGCTCTCCGGTTGTGTGCTGCGATGACTCAACTATAGCACCGTTACGCGTAACGTCAAGCCCTCTTTTGAACTGTTACACCTGCCGATTGAGAAGCATCTGCCGCCCGTCCTGAATCAGCGCAGCCAGCCCATCCCGGCTTACCCCGATCACCTTGCATGCCCTTGTCGGGTTGCACTTGCTCCTGTATGCCCAGTAAACGGCCCACTTGTGTTTCTCCGGTAGCTGGACAACGCCTTTCTCGATCTTGAGCGCATCGGATGAATCGACCGGGATTGATCCGCTGTGGGCGTGGCCTTCTGCTTCGTTCTCGGTCGGGCGATACAACTTGAACATCGGCTGGACGAACCTGCCGCCATAGACGTTCGCCCACTTGGCCCAGTTGACCAGGCGCTTGTCTAGGTCTCGCTGCTCGGGGGGGACGTAGCTTAGGTCGGCGTACTTCCTCATTGCTCCAGCCCCACAACAATCTCGCTGACCACTTCCATCAAGCTCCTCTCCTGTCCTTGCATCGGTACTCCCATGCCATGCCACCAGTGATGCGTCTCGACGGGGATTGCCCGCCGTTTGCCGTTGTGGTCGCAGCGGAAGTACCCTAGTCCCTTGTGGACGCTCCAGGCGCAGTCCTTGATGCTTGGGTGGTACTTCTGTACTTCGGTGATGATTTGGTCAGCGGTCACGATCCCATCTGCTCCGTTCTAGGGTCCAGCAGCCTCAGAAACCTGAGCGCGCCTTCTACGTCTGTCACCTGAGCGATGGGGCCTCCGCGCCACTCGTCCCACCACTTGATCTGGTGCTCTGTGAACTTGCCGCCTTTCACCTTGCACTCGACTAAGCCGGTCACGCCGTGAATGCCCACAAGAAGATCAGGGCACCCACCACCAACCATATGCAGCAGCGTCACGGATGCGCCTGCGTCTCTGAGCGCTTCCACTATCTGCGCCTGGTTGGCGTCAACCTTGGCTGCTCTGCGGACCATTCAAGCAACAGCTAGCGCGTGATCGCGCGGCACCTTGAAGCCGGCCGCCTTGGCGTGCCCACCGCCGCCGTACTGCTTCGCCACTTCGGACACGTCCACGCCTTCGTCGGTGGCGCGCAAGCCGAACACGCGGCCATCGGCCGTGTCCCAGTAGCAGGCCGCGAATGGCTCGCCCTGCGCCATCAGGTGCGCGGCATCACTCACAAGCGTGTAAGGAAGGCTGGCCACAGGCACGTCATGGGCGCCGATCACCATGCGCCGCTTGCACACCGCCACCAGTTCGGCCACGTCCTTGTGATGCTTGCGCTCGATGGCAGCGCCCGCTGCGGTCATCTTCAGCAGTTCCACCTGGTCGGCGCTCATCAGCTTGTCCCACAGCTCGAAGCTGTATTCGTGCGAGAACACGAACGCCTGAATCTCGCGCGTGCCCGGCAGCTTGAAGCGCCACAGGTCGCGGTCCTCCACATGGCCCAGCAGCAACGGGCGGTCCTCGCCGGGAAACAGGTAGTCCCATGCCAGCGTGGCGCCGCTGCGGTTCAGGTCGGTGAAGTGCGCCAGTTGCTTCGGCTCGCCGGTCCACGAGTCCTGCATGAACAGCGGCTGCAAGTCTTCGATGGCGGTTTTGTGGTGGTCTATTAGGCACACGCTGTTGGCCTCGGCCAGCATGCGCTCGACCACCGCGCGCTTGTAGCTGAAGTCAACCAAGTACACGTCGCGCCCGCGCACGTCGGGCGGGTCTTGCTGATACACGCCCGCCACGTAGTCGGCACCGGCACCGTACTTCCTCCAGAAACACCAAGCAGCGCTGAAGCCGTCTGCACAGTTGCCGTGATAGATCACAAGGGGTTGATTCACTTGCTATTCCTTTCATATTTCATTGCCACCCCACCTAGCCACTCTTCGCGCGCCTGCACCATCTCAGCCTCTGCCGCCTTGAACTTGTCGCACTGCCGCTCGTAGTGAGCCCCGTACATGGTGTGCTTTGTTCCTGCCTTGCATAGAGCGAATCCGAGCTTTGCCATGGCTGGCGGGGTTTCTCTTGGGCTCCAGTTGAGGCAGCGGATGCACTGCACTACAGCGCCAGCGCCCCGGCCAGAATCAACGCCACCACGCCCAGCCCGTACAGGAACCACGTTCCAATGCTCTCCGAACTGTGGCGGTCCTCTTCCAGTGATCCGGGTTCTGTCGGGATGAAATCAACGCCGAGGCCGGCTTCTTCAAGTTGGTATTGCATGGTTGGCTCCTAGAAGGGCGGATCGTCAAAGTCGCGCGACGGGCGGCGCGGCTCTTCCCTCGGCTTCGCGGCGGGCCTCTCCGGCTGTCGCTGCTGCTTCGGCTTGAAGCTAAAGCTCATCCACTTGCGTCCGCTCTCTGCGGTCTTGAGCCATCCATCCATGTAGAACGCCTGCCCCTCGATCAGAGCCTCGCCGGAGTAGTCCGGGCCACGCTCGTTCTTCTTGTCCTCGTTCTTGAAGAGGCGTCCGGTGTTGTCTCGTGTCTCGTATGCCATCACATTGCCTTCCATATGCGAGCGCGTCCGCCTGGGCCTTCTGCGCTCTGTTTGCCAGCCTCTTCAACGAGGCCGTTTCTCTCCATGGCGTCAATCCATCCTTGGATCGTGTCGTTTTTGGAGTGCTTGAGAATTCGCTTCAATTCGGGGACCGTCCGAGGCTGCTGCTTGATGAGTACGTAAGCCTCGAACACCCGGTCAAGCAATGGATGCGCGCTTTTGCTCACGCTTTTCCTCGCAGGCTTTGCAGCTAAACAGGTTCTTCAATGGGCCGCGCATCTTTCCGCCTTCGCGCATCTTTCGCTGCTGGCAGTAGAAGCAGGCCAGATGGATGCTCATGCCTTCGCCGACAATTCGGAAGTGAACGTCGCCAGCGCGGCGGGAGTCGTCGCTGTTCATTGCGGGCACCACTCCTGCTTCGCTACTCGCACCGTTTCCCAAATCGTGTTGACGGTCTTGATGGGTTCGTAGCTGTCGGCCTTGCCCTTGTCGCAAAGGCGCTCTACCGGCTCGCTACGGTCTTCCTTGAGGTACAGGGCGCATGAATCTCGTTTCGGGCACTTGAATCCGCCCATGCAGCTAACGCGGCTCATGCGGTCACCAGCCTTTGCGCCATCTGGAGCGGTGTCATGCGCAAGCCACCAGACGATCCGCCGATCCGCATCACTTCCATGGCCTTGCTCTCGTCGCCGATCAGCACGGGCGCCTGGGTCTTGTGGCCGCTGACCCGGTTGGCAATCTCATGCTCGCCAGGCAGGTAAGCCGCGAAGCTGCCGAGTTGCTTGGAGTGGACGCGGTAGCTCTCGGTGAATCGACGCTGAAGGTGCGGCAGTTCCTTGGTGTCGAGGCGGCAGATGGCGCACCAGCCGCCGATGTCCTCGATTGCCGCGTGGATCGCGCCATCGTCAAAGGCCACCGAGCGGTAAGCCCCAACTCGTTGCATGGCTTCGTAGACCTTGCCCCATGCGGTGAGGCTGCGATCCGTCTGCGTGCCTTGAAGCACTCGCACGATGTCCGCAGGCTTCGGAGCGAACTGGCCGCGATCTGGGTCCATCGCATGCGCCGTGATGGCCCTGCGCACCTGTTCCATGTCGAACGGCTGGCAGGCCGACCACCAGACGCTCAGGGCGAAGGGGCTGCACGCCTGCCCGTAGAACGCGAGGGCATCGGTCATGAGTTGCGAGAACTCGGCCCTGTCTGAAGCTTTCATCACGACTCCTGAGAACGCAGCCATTCGGCTGCAACGCGCTTGTTTTCGGCCTCGATAGCCAACTGCCGGTTGAGGGGGCGAACGACTGCGGACCTCGGCGGCGCCTCTGCCGCACGACGAACCCAGTTCCGCCACGCCCCGCGCCAGTCGCTCAAAGCGGTCTTGAACGTGTGATCCCGGAACTTCGCCGTCTCTCGGTCGATGTCCACGGAGGGCGATTCCCTCAAGGCCCATTCCCTCATCTCGTCGTCAACGAAGAACGACTCCGGGCACTTGCGGCTGGGGCGAGGCTTTGCCGCGCCTACAGAAGCGTTAGCTTCTGGTTCTTGGTTCTTGGTTCTTGGTTCTTGGTTGGCATTAGGGGGTGAGTCGGGGGGCGATAGGGGGGCTATGGGGGGGCTATCGCTACCCTTTGCCCACCTCTTGCTTGCCCCACGCCGACCCCCATCAGCCATGGCCTTGAACTTCGCCAGCTCTTCGTCAGCCCGCTTGTTGTGGTGGCCGTCCTCTTCAGCTTGAAAGAAGTCGGCCAGCACCGAGCGCACCTCTTGTAGCTGGTCACGCATGCCGATCAGCTTTGCGCAGCGCTCAGGATCAGACGGAAGCGGCTGCTCGCTCGTGTAGTACAGATCGAGCAATCGCCGATAGGCAAGGTCTTCCATCAACGACAAATGCCGCGTATGGAGCGTGTAATCGCCGATATGAAAGGGATAAAACTTCACCGCACCCACTCCGCCATGACTTGCTGAAGCGGGAAAACCTTAGTGGGTTTCGTAGAGCGCGTGTGCGCCGCTACCGTCTTCCGATTCGGATACTTCCGCCCGTTCGTGCCAGGGTGCGGCCGACGAATGCCTAGGCATTGAGCGCGGCGCTTGATCGCTGCAACCGTGCGGTTGAGGTCGCGAGCCATCTGCCACAGCGGAGCCGTGGCGTATCTATTCGCTATGTATTCATCGTCGGCCGATGACCAGCGACGGCACTCGCGCATCTCACAGCCCCCCGCTTCTGGGTGTGTTCTGCACTAGGGGGGTGGCCTTGCCCTTTGAGGCGCCAGCGCCTTTACTAGGAGACATGGCCCACACCGCAACCCAAAAGGCAGCAGCGATGCCGAAGAAGATGGCTTCAACTTCCATCGGCTACTTCCCGAAGACCTCGGGGCAAAGCTCTGCAACGGAAACGCCGGTTGCTGTCTCGACCCGGCGAGCCCACTTGGGTGGCACGTAGCCGCGACGGACCCAGTACGAGACCACTTGCTTAGACACGCCAAGCAGTTCCGCTAGGCGGGTCTGTGATCCAACCCTGTCCGCCGCTTGTTTGATTCCGCTGTCTTTCATGAGAGCCGAGTATGACCACGTTTGACGTTGCTGTCAAACCTTATTTGTTACGGCCATCAGGCGGGGCGTACCTTGAGCGGATGGGCTCAGTTGATCGAGTAAGGCAGGGCTTCGGCCTGCGCCTCAAGGCCGCCAGAGAAGCCAAAGGGCTGACTCAGCAGCAAGTCGCCGACAAGTTCGATGTCAAGAAGGCGACCGTCTCAGCGTGGGAGACGGGTGTAGGTGTGCCCGATGCGCTGCGGCTGCGGCAGCTTGCCAAGATGTATGGGGTGAGTGCCGATGCCCTGCTATGGGAGAACGCGCTATCTCACGAGGCCATGCAGATGGCGGCCCAGTTCGATGCCCTGAACGAGAAACAGCGCAAGACTCTCACCGCGGTTTGGCTGGCCTTCGTGGAGGACGCCATCAGCGATGGCGAGGTTCAGAAGTACATCAAGCCGCCAACGCCGGCCAAGAGTGATGAGAAGTTTTAGCCTAGTCCTTCTCTTGGCAGCGTGTGCCGCCGATCCGGCCCCGCAGTGGGTCAAGGTCGGCGCCACGGGGAACGACCTGGCGATAGACCGTGGGCAATGCCAAGCGCAAGCCTTCGCCGTTCCTGGCGCTACCGCCATGCAGATTGGCCTAGTCTTCAACTCCTGCATGCGCGGCAAGGGCTGGACCCTAATCCACTAAAGCTCCGCACCCAGCAGAAGCCCGCCTAGCGCGGGCTTTTTTGCGTCCGCTCGGTACTACGTAGTGGCTTACGCAATCGGAAAGCAAATTTCCTTTGACATGGAGGTCAAAGCTAGTCATACTCCCAATCAATCGCCGCACATCAAGCGGCGCGGGAGAACCAGATGCAAGCCTTCATGTTTCCCAGCGTAGCCCGCGCCCTGCTGGCCCGCTCGCAAGCCTTCACCGCCGCCAAGCGCCAGGAGAAGGCAGAAGCAGCCCGCAAGGTGGCCGAGTTCAACGCCGCACTGGCGCAGCTTCAGCGGCTCGGGTGGGGCGAGGAAGCGGCAAAGGAGCTGGCGACCATCAAGGCTTATGGGGTGCAGCAATGAGCGTGCGCGAAGGCTTTCGGAGTCACAGCGACGGGCTTTTCTACAACCCGCTGGTTTCGTTCTACCGCCATGACGAATTGTTCTGCCGCGCTGGTTTGTACCGCGTCGTGACCGGCATGGGCGAGTGGGGATTCAGTCACTTCAATGCCGTGGTGGACGACTTCGGCAATCTCGTGAAGGTGTCGCAATGATCGACTTCGACCTGATGCGCGAGGACGTTCTGCGCTCTGCCCGCAATGCGCTGTACGACAACCTGCGCCACTCCCACGAATCGCTGCGTGAACTGCTGTGGAAGCGGCACCCGGAAGTGCCCGATGCGCTGATTGATGAGGTTGTGGAGGAAGTGCTGTGATCGACTTCACCCCCGCCCTATCCCGCGCCTATGAGCGCACGCTTGAGGCAGAGCGTGGGCCGACTCAAGACCAGATCGACTACCAATCGGTACAAGTCCTGCGCAGCCTCGACGGTGGCGACATCAGCGAAGCACTGTGGGAGTGCACCGACTGGATCAAGCTGTGCGTGCAGAAGAACCAGCAGGCCGACCTTGGTGCGCTGGTGTACCACGCGATCAAGGCGTATGCAGAGCGTATCGCTTTGAGGGAGTTGGAAGCATGAGCAAGCAACCTGAAGCGCTGCGGCTGGCGGATGTGGTGGTCACTGATTGGGCGACCGGCATACCTGCGTGGGCTCATGACACATCGAGAGAACTCCGCCGACTGCACTCCATCAATGCCGAGCTTTTGGAGGCGCTGCAATCAAAACGAACCGAGTTGCTTTGCAGGGATTGGCGTGCACTTTCTGCCAATGGGCGCACAAGCGAGATGCGAGCCCTTGCGATTGATTCGCTCAACCTCTTTGAAGACCTGCACGCCGCCATCCGCCGCGCAACGGAGGAAGCATGAACCCGCAAACAGTCGCAGATGTACTCGCAGCAGTCACGCTCGGAGTGCTGGCGTGTGTGGCACTGCTGCATTGGGTTGTTAGCTGCAACGTGGTGGCGTGATGGGTGTTTTGTGGTGGCGGGGGCAACCCTCCGAGATTGGCGGATCACTGAGGCTTGGAAGTCCGTCGCGCGGCCAAGACGCCACCACAAAGCATCTACACGAGAGGAACAGATGAACCTCAAAGGAGTTCTCAGTGACGACGACATCGAAGCTCTCCGCGCCCGCAACGCTTCCCGCCTGGAAGATGCGATTCAAGCGCTCGGCAGTCGCTGGCTTCTGCACCCGAGCCGTGGAGTTCGGCCAGGTGTACCGGCTGTATCGCAAGGCCGCGCACAGCACCATGCAAAGCCTGCGGATCGCCGCAAGGCAATGGCGGTAGTTCGATACGGGGTGGCACGATGAAGACCAGCGACAGCCAATCAAACCTTGTTCCGGCCCTGTTTGCTGCAAAGGGTGAGTTTCCGCGCATTGCCAAGAACAAGGAAGGCCAATCAGGAAACCGGAAGTTCCGCTATGCGCCGCTCGATGAAATCATGGATCACGTTGATCCGGTGCTTCGCAAAAACGGCCTGATGCTGACGCAAGGCACCGAAGGTCACGAACTCATCACTCGCCTAGAGCACATCAGCACGGAGTGGCGCGAAGTCCGCATGCCGATCAACGCCGAGCACGCCAACATGCAGAGCTACGGCATTGAGGTCACGTATCGCCGCCGCTACTCGGTGCAGTTGATCCTTGGGATCGTGACCGAGGAAGACATCGACATTAGGGCCAAAGAGCGCCGGAAGGGCAAGGACTTCACAGAGGAACGCAACGAGAACGGCACCAAGCGCGCGTTTGACTCGGCGCACAAGCCGACCGATGGAGCTGGTCAAGGGATCAGTGAAGAGCGGCTCTCAGAGCTGGACGAACTCGCTCTTCACATGATCGACTGTCACAAAAACGGCAAGGACATGGAAGCTATCCGCCTGTGGTACGGAAACGGCACGTTTGCAAGCGACAACGACCCAGAGCGCGACGGGCAAGAAGAACGCAAATACGTGTGGAAGCAACTGGCGAAGGAGTCAAAGCTGCGCAGCATCATCAATGCCAATAACCCGCGCCATGCAAAGCAAGAACAAGCCGCAACCCACTGAAGCCGAGCGCCAGCACATTGAGCGCATCAAGGAGATGGCGTGCATCGTGTGCTGGGCTCCGGGGCCGAGCGAGTGCCACGAGATAGAGCAGGGACTGTGGTTCACCAGCATTCCCCTCTGCTCGGACTGCCATCGCGGCAATTTCAACGGCATTCACGGCCAGCAGAGGATGTGGAAGGTCAAGAAGCTAACCGAGTTGGTTGCGCTGAACGCGACGATTCGGAATCTGATGGAGGCAGCATGAGCAGAGAGCCAACAAAGGCATTCGTAGCCGCCTGGGAGTACATGGACGGCTCGGGCGGATGGCACGACTTTGATGACTACGAAGCAGCCTATGCCTACATCAAGCCGTTCTTTGGCGAGCCGCTGCGGCTGTGGATCAACGACGACATGATCCAACAAGGATTCATTGCGGGAGACGAGCGATGAGCGGTGGAAGCATGAACTACCTGTACTCAAAACTTGAGTACGACGCCACATTTCGCGAAGACACGCCGGAGCGCAAGGCGTTTGCAAAACACCTCCGACTCGTGGCGAAGGCGCTGCATGACATTGAATGGGTAGACAGTGGCGACTATGGCAAGGGGCAGGAAAGCGAAGCGATCCGAGCGTGCCTTAGCGAAGGCGCAGCACTAGAGGCCGCAATTGAGATTGCCAACGAAGCGGCAAAAACCCTTCGCGCCGAGCTAAACCGCGCCGTCATCAAAGCAACCGGCGAATGACACAGAAGCTCCGCAGCGCCCAAGCAAACGCAAAGATGTGGGCCATGCTCAGAGACCTGTCACAGCAAGTGGTGTGGCACGGGCAGAAGCTGCACGAGAGCGACTGGAAAACGGTCATGACGGCAGCACTCAAGCGCTACCGGATCGTGCCGGGGATAGACGGAGGTTTCGTGATGCTCGGATCAAGCACAAGCCGGATGACGGTGGCAGAGATGTGCGAGCTGATCGACCTGATAGAAGCATTCGGAGCGCAGCAAGGGGTGAGGTTTACTGCGCAGGAGTGTGTGTAACGCAAAGCTAACTTGACCGCCACGGCGCGTGCGCCACAACAAAAGGAACACGAGATGAACGATGCAGACAACCGGCCCGCCGTGGTGGGTCAAGTTGAGCGACCTGTTAGGCCGCTGGTTGATGCCTACGAGGACCATTGCGGCGTAGAGCGCGGGCGCTTTGACGACTGCACGCTGGCCGAGATGGAAGACGGTGCGGCGTTTGAAGGCTTCGATGAGTTCGCCGCCGGCTGGTGCGCAGCCATCGAAGCTGCGATCAAGGAAGCCGAGCGCCGGATCTATGCGCTTGACCACGGCGGCAACGAGTACCGCCGCCCGGCCGGCGCTGACGTGGTTGCGGCGGCACTGCGTGCCCTGCGGCCTAACGATTGAGTTGTGGGGCGAGCCAAAGGCGAGTCCCGCACGAACGAATGGTTAGCCGGCACCCACAACGCAGGCACGAAAGGAACTGTGATGGCATTGAGCAAGTGGATACCGACCACCGACCTGCTGACGCTCCGGCGCATGGGCAAGCTCGGCGAAGAACTCGGCGAAGCGCAGTCCGTTGCGGCGCGCGTGGTCATCCAGGGAATCGACGAGGTGGACCCGGGCAGCGGCAAGGTGAACCGCCAGCGCCTGATGGACGAGCTGGCCGACGTGCAGGCGCAGATCGGCTGCACCGTGCTGGCCTTCGGCTTGGACCAGGACTACATGGCGCGGCGCACCGCCGAGAAGATCCGCCAGATGCACGAGTGGGAAGCGATGTTCGGCACTGATGCCGGCTAACGTTCGAGTTGACGGGCCGCCGTAGGCGGTCCCGCTCGAACGAGGTGTTAGCCGGCCGCAACAACGAAGGCACAGACGATGGCACGCAGGATCAACGTAGACCAGTGGCTCAAGTCGGGCGATTACTTGCCAGAGCCGCTGCGCGATTTCCACGACCAGAAGGAAGTATTCAAGGCGATGCACGAAATAGTGCGCGAAGACCCAGCGGCGCTTGTGAGGCGGCCAGACTGGATCACAGGGCAGTGCTACGTGATCGACGTGTTCCTGTGGTTCATGGCGCGGCGCGGCTGGACGTTGCAGCGCACGCGCAGGGATGGCGACTTCCGCGACTTGGAGGCCGACGTGCGCGCGCAGACAGAGAAGCGTGACGCGGAATCAATGGCGATGCTGGCCGATGCGCTGCGCGGGCAGCAAGCCGGCTAACGTGCAAGTTGAGCCGCCGACCAGGCCGGCGAAAGGACAGACAACATGAGCACCCAAGACACAACGCCGGCGCAGGTCGGCTCGAATGACGGGTTAGGCGTGTGGTGGATAAACGAGAAGGACTAGGAATGCCGACCATTGCAACTGAGATGCAAACGAACGAGCCAGATACAGGCCGCGACCGCCTGGATATGGCGTACATCAACAGCCTGCCGCTACCGCTGTGGGATGGCGATTGGCCGGTGTATGACATCGAAGTGGAAACCGGGCTGTACCGCATCGACGTATGCGGCCTGCTGGAGGTGCGCCACATCGACCGCTGCTTCACGATGAAGGACAGCACCGGGAAGACCCATTACGTGGGCGACTTCGAGCTTGACCCGGAGCAGTGGGAGGAAAGAACGGCGCCGGACGGCAACACGCCTAACGTTCGAGGTGAGAGGCAATGACCGGCTGCACGATGACCGCTGACGCGCCGACCGACGAGGCCGGGCATTGTCCGCTCGACCGAGGGGTTATGCGCCCGGTGGCAGTGCTGTTTGCGCGGACAGACAGCGTTTACAAGACGCTGCCGGGCTGCGAGGTGTACGACATGGAGCGCGACGCGCGAACCTATGAC